CCGATCAATGCCGGCCCGATCAACTTCACGGTGACATTCAGCAAGCCTGCGACCGGCTTCACCAACGCTGACGTGAGCTTCACCGGCAGCACCGTTGGCGGCACACTCGCCGCTGCCGTGACCGGCACCGGACCCTACAACATCGCCGTGACCGGCATGACCGGCAATGGCCTGGTGGCGGTGAGCATTCCGGCCGGTGCCGCGACCGATCCTACGGGTGCTCCGTCCTTGGCGTCCAATTCAGTCACCGTCACGTTAGATACCACGGCGCCGAGCGTGGTGCTGACCAAGGCTGTAACCCAATCCGACCCGACAAATACGGGGCCAATCAACTTCACAGCAACGTTCAGCGAAATCGTCAGCGGCTTTAGCAGTGCTGGCGTGGCGTTCAGCGGTACGACAGCGCCGGGCACCCTGACCAGAACGGTCACCGGATCAGGCACGACATACAATATCGCCGTGGCCGGTATGACCGGCGCCGGCGACGTCGGCATCATCATCAATGCGGCGGCAGCGACTGATGTTGCCGGCAATGCGAGCACGGGGTCGTCTGCCGCCGTTGTCACCTACAACACGTCAACGTTTTTGGATGGGAGCGTTGGCGCCAAGGTTGGGACGCCGCAGCATCCCACGCTACTGAGCGGTTACAGCAATCGTCCACCGTGGCAAGTGGCGGGTGTGGATTATATTACCGGCTCGGATGCGTCGGCGACTGTAAACCCGGCGACATTGGTGCAAGCCGGGGTTTCGGTAAACACCAGCCCAACCGTCAAATCGCTGAGTATCGACAACGACAACGTCCTTTTGCAAAACATCAACTTTGCCAATGGCGGTTATCAACTCTTCATCGGCGGGGCCAATGCGATTGTCCGAAACTGCAATTTCAGCGGCGGCCAGGGACAATGGCTGATCTTTGTCGCGAATGCCGGTGCCACAATCGAATACTGCACCATGGATGGCGCAGCGGGCGGCAATCCGTCCGGCCTGATTGCTTACAACGCTTCGGGCAGGCTGACACTGCAATATAACTGGTTCAAGAATTTCGAGGCGCACATCCTCGAAAACATCCACGGCAACGATAAGACGTTTCAGCTGACCTATCACTGGAACATGATGGAGCAGGGCGGCATCGACGCTGGCGCCCACCTCAACGTTCTCCAGTTTGGCGGCGGCACCTGCAACGACACGGTGTTTGAATTCAACACCGGACTACAGGGCTCGCAGGTCGCGTCTGGCGGCGAGTGGGATCAGTATTATCCCAACACGGCAGGCGGTGTTATCACCAATGTCAAGCGCAACTACTGCACGACCATCACGCAGCTTGGTGCCAATCTGGCGATTGGCTATGTGACCCACGGCGGGCAGACGCTCAACACCAATTCGCAAGCACACGACAATTACTACGATCTGATAAATGGATCAGGGCAGTTCTATACCGGCAGCATGACCGGATGGACATTGACCAACAACGTCGATCTTGTCGTCGGCAGTGGTGGCGGTGGTGGCCCTGCTTTGGGAAGCCAGGGCACCTATCTGACTTATGGCCCACGGACCAGTTCGGTCTTGAGCGCACCAGCAGGCATTACCAATGGCAACCTGCTGATAGCTTTTCTGGCTGTCGGTGCAGCCACCAACCCAGCCAACGCAACACCGCCCGCTGGATGGAGCACACTTCCGGGTTCGCCAACATCGGCCCAGGACGTGGGCGCAACTTTCTTCGTCAAATACCATGTGTTCTACAAAATCGCGGCAGGAGAGAGTGGCGACTACACATTCACCACTACCGGCAGCACGTCAACTTGCGGTCTTGTCATGCGCTACACCGGAGTGAATACGACCACGCCATTCAGCCCCGCCCCGACCGCAAACACCGGCCCCGGCACCGACGCAACGGCATTAGGTTTGACAACAACCGTTGCAAACACGGTTGTCATCTTTACCGAGCAGGATTGGGGCGACAATGCCACCAACACTCTGCCGCCAACCGGCGCCACGCCAACCTTTACCGAGCGAGTGGATCAGCCTCTGATCTACGTTGCTGACGGCGTCATGGCGACACCGGGCGCAACCGGCAACAAAACGCACACCACTAACAGCGCGGCAGGCAGTGCGTGGGCCGCATATCTGATCGCGCTCAATCCCGCATAACCCCTTTCCAGCAGTGCCGCCGCATGACGCGGCTGCCGCTTGGATGACGCCAGCCGCCTTCGGGCGGCTTTTTCTTTGGAGACGACAATGCAGGTAGACGACGACGATCCGAAACAGTCAGCGCCAGCCTCTGACGGAGCGCCAGCCGACAAGCCGGAGCCGGAAGCGGACACCGAGCCCGAAGGCGATGAGCCCGAGGGTGATACCGAGACAGAAGCGGAGGCGTCCGACCAGGACGCCGACGACGATACCTCCGACGATGATGATGTAGACGACGACGAGGATGACAGCGACGATGGCGATGAGCCAAAGCGCAAGAAAGCCTCCCGTAACGAGCGCTACAAACGCCAAGCCGAACGCCTAAAGGCCGAGAACGAGGCACTGCGCAGCCGTTCCAGCAACGGCAGCCTCCCTCAAGACGACGCGGCCTTGGTGCGCGCGATTGAACATCGCGTGCAGCAGGAGATCGGCGAGCCGCCCAAGGAAGCTGATTTCAAGGGCGACTACATCGGCTTTGAGCGCGAAATGCAGGCGTACCTGTCCGAGAAACGGGTGGTGACGCGCGAGGTGAAAAAGCAATTCGTCCAGGCGGTCGAAACCGAACAAAACCGCATGGTCGAACTGGTCGCCGATCACAAGGCGCGCGTGGCCAAGTTCAAGACGCAAATCAAGGACTACGACGCGATCATGGCGAAAGCCACGGTCCGGGTCGCCCCGCACGTCGAACGGCTGATCCTGCACAGCAACAAGTCGCATCACATCGGATTGGTGCTTGCCAAGGATCAAGCACTGCTCACGCGCCTCAACCACTCCAATCCCGAGGAAGTGGCGCGCGAGCTCGGACGCATCGAGGGAAAACTGTCTCGGCCGCAAAAACCCCAGCAAACACAGGCTCGCAAGCCGATTGCTCCGCTCAAGGGTAGTGGCACCCGTCCACAATCACAAACGGCCGCCAGAGACGCCTACATCAAAAAGCTCTACGGCGACCGCGCCTAACAGCGTGTGTCATCGGGTGCGGGCCGCAACCGAAAGGTTACGGCAGTGCCCAACACCGTCCTTAATCCATCAATCATCGCCTCTACGGCGGTGCGTATTCTCGAAAACGAGCTCGTCATGGCGAGCCGCGTCTATCGCGGCTACGAGGAAGAGTTCGACAAGAAGGTCAACGGCTACGAAATCGGCGACACCATCTCCATCCGCAAGCCGCAGCAATTCTCGGTGCGGCAAACGGCGGTGGCGGTGCTGCAAGACGTCCAGGAAGGCAAGCTCTCCCTGGTGGTCAACCAGCAAAAGGGCGTCGATTTCTCGTTCTCTAGCCGCGACCTGACGCTCAAGATCGAAGACCTGTCCGAGCGCGTTATTCGCCCGGCCATGGTGCGCCTCGCCAATCAGATCGACGTCGATGTGATGGCGGAATTCTACCGCATCCCGAACTGGGTGGGCCAACCCGCGACCGGCGCCGACGCGCCGATCTCGTCGTTTGCCATGTTCGCGCGTGGTGCCGAGCGGCTCGACCAGATGGCCGTGCCGCAAGACATGCGCTCGGCCGTGCTCGCGCCCGAAAGCTATTGGGCGATGGCCACCTCGCAGACCGGCCTGTTCCTCCCGCAGATCGGTCAGGCAGCCTATCGCCGGGGTGAGATCGGCGAGATCGGCGGCGTCGCCACCTACATGTCGCAGAACGTGCCGACCTATCTCGGCACTGCGGCCAACGACGACGCGGCCACCGTCACCGGCGCACAGAGCACGACCTACGCTGCGGTGAGAGACACCGAAGCTGTGCCTGGCGTCATGAACCTGGTGACGGGCGGTTGGGGCGCCACCGACCTGATCCGGGCCGGTACGGTGTTCACCATCGGCACCGGCGCGACCGC